ATTATAAATTAGCATCTTCTAACTCAAGCACCCAATCATATACTTGCGGATGCATACTTGTGAGTTTCCATCCAAATGAAATAATTCTGTATGTACGATTAAGACAGTCCATCCCAATATCCTGAATAGTAATCTCTGAACCATTCTTACCAGCAGTACGAATATCGTTAATGCGATCACATGGAGTAAATGAATTATCTGGTGAATACTCTGATCCTTCTAGTACTACAGTCTTATGAGAACGACTTAAGGCATATACCTCTCTAGTACCATTCCAGAAATTAATTGTCTTTACATTTTGTGCATGATCCTGACTCCAAGTGTGCGGTTTTGATAAAGTATATGTTCTAATTGGTGGAGTATATCCAACTTCGGCATAACACTGAGCAGCATATATAGTAGGTATCGTTCCAGTTTCTTTATACTCAACAGTTGCATAACATTTAGTACATCTTAACCTATCTTGACCGTCAATATATGCTCTACCTTTAAACCCAATCTCCATATTTTGGATATCGCCATCAGTCCAATTACTTGAAGTCCAAGGATTAACAGCCCACGATTTACTATAATAAACCCAATCGTCATCAACCCAAAAGAAATCATCCCCTGTAAGACTTCCATTTAAATAAAGCTTAATTGTAGCAGGGCAATCATGCGCTCTTGGATCAACTTTCATTACAGCATATATTGAAACATTAGTAATAACCTTACCATTTAACGCAGTGTCATACTCGATATTATATGTATCTATTTGATGTGATGTATTTTCAGTGTAAACATAGGTTGAATTACCATCAGAACTAGAATCATCTACACATTTCCAATTTGGAGTATCTCCAGAAGTATCGAATTGTGAATATGTTCCAACACCATTTGGTCTTAACGTTAACGATTGTGTTGTACCAGTATTTGGTGCTGAACCTTGCGCTTTAAGTCCTATACTTAGAGAATCAATATCACTCCAAGTCCACGATGATGAAGTCTTTGGATTATTGATCCATACGTAAGAATACTTACTCCAAGATTCAGTGAATGGTATTGAACTTGACAGATAAACATCAGTACATACTGACTCTGGACTACAGAGAAAATAAAGAACAGTACCAGATTCAGGAACGTAGTTTGATCTAACATATCCCCATACTTTTACATAAGTAATAGTACCTTCATGTGATGAATCAGGGAGTGCATAAACATCATATAGTGCTGATTCACTTTGCATGGAAACATAATCATCAAAGTTTACGCTATCTTTTTGTTCATCAATAAGACTCCAATGATCGACACCAGCACTGGTATCCCATTCTGTACATCCAGATAAGTCAGCATTAGGGTAAAAGTATGCTTTCTCGTCATTTGGAGCTATTTGTGTTAATGTAAATTCTCCCAAGTTACCACCTATAGAATAAAAGGAATATTAATCTTTAAATCTTCATACGTTTGATTATTATCATGCCATAATACACAGTTATTATCGCAGTTAGCTTCAACCTTAACATAAATACGATCATACTCACCGATCTCTTCTTTATTCCATGCATCGATCCAAAAAGGGAATACTATCTCATCACCGTATGAATATGTTGAGTTCCAATCAAGTGTCTCATCAATAGTTTTCCAGTTAGTAGAAAATAATTCATCCTCTATGTGAGTATTTTCATTAACCTTACAAACAGTAACACGATACGAAGTAATATACGAAGTTGCACCACTAGAAGCAAATGTAACATGACCACTAATAACACCTTCAATAAAGTAAGTTTTTTTAATATGATGTTGATAGATAAACTTATTAGATAGCGATGCTTCACTTGTTTGAGTACATGAACATGCTTCACTTAAATACTCACGCTCTAATAACTTTGTATGATTTGCAAATGGCCCAAACGTAAAGTTCCAATGATCGGTTTCATATCCATAAAATGTAATAACATCACGCATATCTTCTGCTGCCATTATCTCATCACTTCTCCTGTATATTGAGTTCTACCAGCAGATGTGCCATTATCCCATCCTTGCATCGGTAGAAACTTAACGAATAATCGAGAGCAATCAGCTATAGTTTCACCAGTACCAGCTACATTAACTCCCTTAATTTGAATATAATCATTACGCTCTAAATATAGCGTAAACGATAAAACTCCAGACATATAGTAATAGTCTTGGCCATCAATAAAAGAGCATACATAAACTCTACTACCATTAACAATAGAACCATTTTTATATATCTCAAAGTAATTAACTCCTGATCCAGATAAAGAAATCTCGAACTTAATCTCATAAAGTCCAGCACTATTAGTAGTAAGAAACACACGATCTGTATCAGATGTATAAAGAAAATGATGTGTCAAAACTTTTGTCGTATCCCAAGTAATATATGATCCATTAATAGTTTGTCCACCACCATCATCAAATAAAAATACATACGGAATTGCTGGTTTTATATCATTATTAGCTTCACGTTGTCTCATTATCGCACCCTTGAATATGATTTTCCAGTCTTTTTACTAAGAAGCTTTTTATCATATAAAGCTCCAATCTTATGCGCAAGTCGTTCTTCGTCAGCTTCACCAGTTAATGTATTTCCAGTAACATTAATTTCAACATGAACATTAGTAGCAGCACTGGCTGATCCATTAGGTCTAATCACTTCGCCCTTATGAACTTGCGCAATCATATCTTGTGGTACACTCCAAGTACCTCTTTCAAATCCTGGTAATCCCAAATTTCTACCAACATTACCTAAAGCATTTGTTGCAATACTAGCAAATGGAGTACCTTGAAGCATTGTACCTACTTTTTCTTGCATTGTGCTAATGTTTTCAGAAAGCTTAATCTTATTTGCTCCAATTTCATCAGACGAAACTTGTTTCTGAGTAGCTTCCAATTCTCTAAATGCATCAATACTGTTTTGAATCTCAGCAGGAATTTGATCTCCATAATAGGATTGAATTAAAGCTGAATAAATATTAATAGCATCTTCCATATCTTTATGAGTTTGAATGACTGTTCCACTAAGATCAATATATGCTTGTTCTTTTGTACTAATTTGAGCTTTTAAACTTTCAATATCATCAGCTCTATTATTTTTAAGCTTCCATAATAAATGATCTTCATCTCTTTCCATTGATTCAATAATAGATTTCGCTTTTTGATAAGTTGTTTCTTTATTATCTAAGATTAATTCGTTCTTATTTAACTCAGCTTCATACTCAGCTTGTGCTGCATCGATCTGCATTTGAGTACGCTCAATTTGCAAAGCTTTATAATGTTGTTGCTCTGATCTAGTCATTCCTCTTCTACGCATCATACCTACGAGTTGAAGTTGCATCATAGCAATACGATTTTTAGCAAGTGCAAAATTGAACTCTTCTGTTGCTTCGGTTGCGTTTTTTTGTTGAGCTTCGTATGCCCTAATAACAGAAATAGCATTATCAACTTCAGAAGTATACCAATTAAATCCTTGTGAAGCAAGTTCAGTTTGATACTTCTCATCTTCAATAGCAAGAGAAACATAGTGAGACATATCTGCAACTTTTTTATCTTGCTCGGCTATTTGAAGTTGTTTACCTAGTGTACCATCATAAAGATTATTGATATCGCCAATCTCTTTTTTAAGCTCAGACATTTTTTGTATATAAATATCTAAACTATCAGAATGAGATTCAATCGCTGCTTCAGCATCGTCAACTCCAGATTTATAATATGCATAAGCATCATAAAGTTGCATAACTTCATCATATTGAGCTTCAATCTCAAATCTCATCTTTGCATATGTAGAATCATCCATAGCACCAGACGAATGAGCTTTTTCTAACTCTAAAGTTGCATCAACCCATACTTTAGCAGCATCAAGATATTCTTTAGCTTTATTTTCATACGAAGAAAGATCAACATTTTCACCACCTAATAATCGATTAAATAGCGTATCACTTTCAGTTGATACCATAGGATCAAGTATCGAAGCAAAATCCTCAGTCCACTTTTCACTATACTTAGCTATTTGAGCATCTATAGATTGCCATACTTCATTTGTATGTCCAGCAGCTTGAATAAGATTATCGAATAGTCCACCAATTGGGCCTAGAGTTTTAAGAAAACCACCCAATGGAGTAGTAGTTGTATCAAACATTTCAGATATAAAAAATCCTTTAAAAATGTCTAATTTTTTCATTAAAAGATCAAGCTCCAAAAATGATTCTCCTACTTGCCTTCGCATATCTTCAGCAGTTTGTACAATTATTTCAGTTTGACGAGAAGCAGTTTGTGCCATCTTTGTAAATGCACCATCAGCTTTACCTAAAGATTCACTCATTAAAGTAACATCCTTAGTAACACCAGCTACACCTTCACCAGCAAGTACCATCATTACACGATAAGACCGCATATTTGGAATAATCTGAGATATCACAGCAGCATTACCATTTGTAGCTTCGTTTAAATTCTCAATAAATCCAATAAGACCTTGCGCTCTAAGAGATGCTAACGAAAGTTCAATTCCATATTCAGCAGCTACTTTAGTCGCAGATTCTCCAGGTTTAATAATATTCTGCATTGCAAGAGCTAAACCTCTAGCTGTCATATCAATATGTAGACCATGACGAGTAGCAGTAGCAAGAGCAGCAGATAGTTCTTCAAATGAAATTCCAGCTTGTGCAGCAATCGGTGTAACATATCCAAGAGCGGAAGCTAAATCACTAAATCGAAACTTACCACGAATAATCGACTGAAACATTACGTCAGAAACATGTACCATTTGCTCTACAGTCATACCATAAGCATTTAGAACACTGGTCATTACATCAACAGATGTAGATACATCACTTAAACCAGCCACAGCAGCTTTTGTAGATGTATATAGTAATTCCAAAGCATCTTCGGCTGGAACAGCAGCAGATAAAATATTATATAAACCGTCAGATAGATCAGTAGCAGATTTACCAAAACTTTTAGAAAGACCTTCAACACCAGCAGTTAAAGATGGTAGAAGGTTCATATCCATATTACCAAGAATAGTAGATACCTCAACAGAAGCTTCTTGAAAATCACGATAAGAATCAACCGATTCAGATATATATTGAGTCATTCCTTGAATTGATCTTGAAGCTACAGACATTACAGCTACCGCTAATAACAACGATGAAGTCATTCCTTTTATACCACGATTCATACGAGATGTACTAGCGACAACTGCTCCAGTACCAGTATTAACAGTGTTTAAATCTTGACTGTACTCCTTAAATCCACCTGTTTTCAAGTCGATCTCAAAGGTAGTACCATAACTACTTCCTTCCATGTATCTGATTCCTTCTTTTAATCATTTTCTTCTGAGTGTCAGTTAATTGTTTTCCACTAGAAGCAAAAGGTTTGCTACGATCTGAAGTATTTGATTTTTCCCTAGAAGAAGATAAACCTTTTATCAATTCTAAGTAATCCCAAAAAATCAAGTCATCAATTTGTTCTATTGAATATCCTATTGAGAAAAATTCAGACTGCCATATTAGCATATTTTCAAATATTTCTCTATCAGAAGGTTCTATTCGTTGGAACTCTGGTTCTTGTTCTTTGGGTTTTTTGGTAAAAAAGATGATAGATCACCTTTAAACCCTTTACGACCAGCTAAGTAGCACTTATTATAGAGTTCAATTCTATCATTTGGATGGAAATCATCAATATCTTTTTCAGTAATATCGATACCGACTTCTTGAAGCGAGTTGAGAATTACAAGGTTTTCAAATTTACGATTTTTAATCTCGTTATCTTTGATATCCAATTCAGCTAATTCTCTCATAACTGCTTTGTGTTTTCCAAATGTCCAATTAGTAAGTTTGAACTTCTTTCCATTATTTAACAACGGATGAATAATCTCATCCTTTTCACAGGTTTCTACTTTTTTCATCTTATTCTCCACCATTACGTTTATACTTCGCCAAGTAGTGGGAATTGGGGGATTTGAACCCCCGATCTTAGTAATAACTAAGATTGCCGAGACAACGGAGTAGAACCGTTTTGCACCAAATTCCCAAATAAAATAAAAGTAAGGGTGATACCCTTACGGTGCTGGAGTATCAGTAACTACTGATTTTCCATCATTATCGAGTCGTGCAGTAAATGGACAACTCTCTTTGATAGCTCCATCATCAGTGTTTGAAGTTTGTTCCCAAGTTCTCCACTTACAGTTTTTCAACTGAAGTCTTGGACATCCAGTACCACCTAAGTCAACGTACACATCAAACTGTTTTTGATTATATACTTGCATAAAGTGCATACCACCACCTTCATCCATAGACATATCAAAGCTTCCAGTACAAGCATACTTACCTTCAATACACTTAACCTTCTCCTTTGAATCATGATCCCATTCATCACGAAGTCCATGATCGAAAGTTACTTCAAAGTTATCCACGATATCTGCTAATGAATTGCTACTTCCATCTTTTATTGATCCAGCAACGTTAAATCCTAAATATGCTCCAGTAAGAGCAGATGGTTCAGTTGCCACTAAATCACTCAAAGAATCTGTAATAAATCCACCAGCCGATCCAACACCATCAGTGACAATACTTCTCACTGAAAAGTCAATCGCAACTGTATATTTGTTATTAGTACTTGCTGAGATTGATACTGTCTTTGGTTTACAGCCACTCAAGAAGTAATACGTTTTATCAGCATCAGCAGCTAGGTCAACGTTAACTCCAAGCATAAAACCTAACGACTTTAAATATCCATTCGCATCTCTATTTAGAACATCAGTCAACATTGAATCGTCACATTGTGGTACATACTCCAAGTGGAATACAAAGTCATCTACCTGTTCCCACAGCGTGTTTGATAATGGGGTATCTGCTGAGTAGTTCGCAACATGTTTATCCGATCCGTAGCCAGGTCTACCAACTTTCCATTCGCATGAAATAGCGTATGTAGTGTCAGTATACACTGGATCAGTTGTATAATCGGTTTGCTTATAGTACCACAGACTGTTTCTAAATGGAAGTCCAACTTCTGCCATTTATTTTTTCTCCTTTTTCTTTTAGCATCTATCAGTATAAATTGCATATGCTTCAATTACCAACATATGCTCTACACTTTTACCTTGATCGTTGTGAAAGTGCCTTTCCTTAGTGATAGAAAAGTACCACGTTCCAGAAACACTTTCTTGATTTGTTCGTGTTACATTTTGTAACTGATCCTTCACATTTTTCATAAACGTAGAAGGTACAATATTATCTGTACTTGTGAAGTACAGGTTAAACTGAAAGTAAGCTCTCATTTCTCTGATTGTTGCACTAGGATTATGTGGTGCATAATCAGTGTTTACTAGCAAGATTTCCATATAAGGTTGCTCTGGTGGATTATCGTCAATATCTTCTCCGATATACATAGGAATCTTAATCCACTTATTGCGCTTATCTCTTACTTTAATAGTGTAAACATCTTCATGCTGCTTAACATCGTAGTGTGCTATTCCAATTGCTTCACGAATAGCTTTTCTAGGATCATATGACTCATATGCCATTATTTGACACCATCACACATAGGTCTACGAATTAATCCAATTTGCTCCTTAAAGATTTTCTTCAAACGATCTGGATCAGCAGTATACTTAACACGATTTTCATCCATGCTAAATACTGAAGCTCTATCCATCTCATGAAATCTTTTTGCTGCACGATGAGCAGCTAAGTATTCTACAGCTTTCTCAAATATATGAGAACTATATGTATGAAACTCTGTCCAATAGGTCAGATAAACTCCATTCTGACTTCTTGGTATAGCAGTAACTCCATCATCTTGAGTAAGAGTAATCTTACCATTATTTGAGTTATTAACCGTAACTGTTAAATCCTGTCGTTCCCAATCTTCATCATACCAGTATCCATCGATATCTCCAGATACATCAATATCACATGGAGAAGAAGGTTGTGTATAACTACCATCAAGATCATAATCAGCTAAGTACTTATGCTTGGTACGAAATTCAGTAGTAGTTCCATCAAACCAGTTTCCAGTATCAGGATCAACTTTTGGTTTAACATCATTATGCTTCTCAAATACTAATCTTCGAGTTTCTTCAAATGATTCCCAAATCATAAGAGCTAAATCCTCATCGCTAATCGATTTATACTGCTCTATTCCACTCAAACGTCTAACTTCAGGAATAGCGTTCCAAGGAAGTACATAGTAATCATATTGTGTTAATGAAGTTTGTGTTACTGTAGAAATTTGTACAGTATATCTACCATATGTTGCACTTGAAGCAATATCATAATCGTACTGATATTCACCATCAGTAATCTTACTCATAGCTTGACTATTTACAAGGACAGTACCGCAAGGATCAGTAATAGTAATATTTACCGCACCTGGATCAGCTTTTGTAGTAGTATCAAGTATATTACGAAACGTAACATCAATGAAATAATGAGCGTTCCTCAAATAAATTCCTGAATCTCCGACATCCTCTGGTCGCTCAACTAAATACCTTTGCATTACAACACCTTATTTTGTTGCGCATCAAATAGTGGTAAACAGTACATCATAAGTTTAACATATACTCGAAGTTCATCTCGAGTCTTTTCTTCGATCATAAATTTAGGTTCATAAATACCTTCTTTATTTGGTTTTGGTCGCATCTGTAGAATGAATGCTCCATCGACCTCAATTCCTGTCAATTTTTCATACATATCAACATAGATACCGAGTTGTAACCAGAAATCTCCGTATATTCCAGGTGAAGTTTTCCAATCTCCTATAACTAAAGCACCTTTAGGAAATTTAGGTTCTTCATGAACTCTATTTTTACCTCTACCATGCGCTGGTAGATACTCTTGATGAGATGTGTACTTACCAATATAATCAGCAGTTCCAGCAATCCTATAAACTACTCCGTCAATCTCATACTCTCCCCAAAGATGTTGTTCAAGCAAGATTGGTTTAAGCTTACAATTTTTCTGAACGAGATCAAATATTGCAAGATTGACCTTTAACTCTTCCTCTTCGTAGTTATCAGGATTAACACTATTTCCAAGACATTTTAACTCAAAGAGCTTATGCGTTTTTGTTCCAAAGTTTGCACGTTCATGCAAATACTTTTGTGTTTCGTTGTAATCACTTCTAGCTCTCCACGCATTTAGTCCTGGTTTATTCAAGACAGATTTAACTCTAGTTACTCGCCAGTGTTTAACTCCATCTATTAAGTAATAATTTGATTCACAGATATATTCTGCTGGTTCTTTAATTGTATAATCTTTTGTCATATTCCCACACACTCCAACTTCAGCTATGACACTGTAGCCCTTTCGGCAGTTGACATAAAAAATAAAAGAGAAAAGATTAACCCGACTATGGGTTAACAATTCTTCCAATTGCGTTGTTATCGATGACAGCAAATCCACCATATGCCCATAGAGCATACGTAGTTGAATCACAATCAATATTTCGATCTGACTCTACTTTTGGTTTTTGCGCCCATACTTCAGCTAATGCTCGATCAGGATCAAGAAGCACTGCAACTACATCTCCACCGCTAGAACTTGCACAAGTTGGAGCATGGCAGGATTCAATAACTTTAATCTCTCCAATACCTTTAAGAGACATACCCTCAAACTTGAGCATACCTTGCATATAAGGTGGAATATTAAGTCCATCTTTATACTTAAGATAAGCAGAGATAGTTTTGTTCAAGATGAGAACAGGGTTTGATTTTCTGAAGTATCCAGCATTCCACATAGTATCATGAAGATCAATGATATCATCAAAGAGTTTAATACTCCATGTGCAACAATCTCCATCACTACCGAATGAAGCTTGGCTACATGCAGAATCAAGTGTTACAACTGAAGTACCAGTGGAAGCAGCAATGTTAGTCCAGATTTCGTTATCAATACGCTCAGAAACTCGGATACGCATAGATTCGAGAACTGCGGTTTTAACTTCATTACCAGCAAGTAAGAGATCACCATTACAGATTTCTCTCATATCACCATACTTTTTAATCTGTACAGTATATGTGGTAAAGGAGTTTGATACACAACTGATACACTCACAAGGATCGAGTGAAGCAGCATCTCCCCAATCATGCGCTGGAGAAGGAATATCGATCAGTTTAATCTGAATTTGTCCACCAGCACCAGCTTTGTAGTTATACTTACGAAAACCGATTTTACCAAGAAAATCAGATTGACAGATAAGTTCAAACCAGATATCATCAACGAAATAATCTTCATTCTCCCAAGCAGAGACATCATCCTCACAACCAGAATCGGAATCAGTAGCTTTAAAAGCTTCAATACCATCTTGTACATAAGCTTTCATAAAGTTTTCATCTGAATAATGGGGTAGTGATTTCAGATTACCAAGTCCTTTCTTTCTAGCAGTAATTTTTGCAGCACGAAGCACTTGTTTATATTCATCAGGAATTTCTTTTGTTGCACCCATAGGAGTATCACCTTCTCCACTTTCTCCAGTAACTTCGTCACCAGTAGAACTATCTCCAGTTTCAAGTCCACTATCAGAACCATCGTTTGATCCTTTAGTATCGAGTTTTTCAAGCAGTTCAGCTTCAATGGAAGCTTTCATCTCATCATACTTTTCTTGTGCTTCCTTTTCATTCTGTTCTTTTTGAGCTTTAATCTCAGCTTCTTTTTCAGCTTCTTCTTGAGCTTCAAATTTTTCAATTTGTTTTTCTAGAAAAGCTTTATACTTAGCTTCTAGCTCATCAACAGTTTTTTCTTCTTTAGACATTTGTTTAGTCACCTTTGCCTTTAGTTTTGTTTAATCGGTGAATCAGATAATCCCGATACTCGGAATCTTCTGAATTACACTCTTTATCTTCTTCTATATTGCAACTCCCCGAGTCACAATCACATGAGTTACTTACGTCAACACCACAACCGTCTTTATCGTCACACTTACCTCTTAAACAAGTTGTAACAGCATTAGGATATAGTTCTTTAACGTAAACAACGTTACCTTGTGAGTCCACAGCATCTTTAGGAACTTTTACACCCTTTGGTAATTCTTTTACATCCATCATTCCAAACCTTGCCATTCCATTTAAACTCGTATTAGGAATAATTCCAGCAGCTCGACAGATATCAATATAATTTCTCCATGCCATATATTGTGGAGCTTGATGAGAAACATAAGCCATCATTTTAGCTCCACCGATAGATTTATCGAAGTGAGCTTTTTTATGAAATCCAACTACAAAATCAACTCGCTCAACTTCTTTAAAATCACCAGTAGGATAACCAGTAGCTAGATGACTGAAATCATGAATACTTTTGTTCCACTTAGTAGAAGCTTTTTTAATGGTTGCCATAGGCATAAATACATTTTGATAAAAAATATCACCCACAGCAGCTACAATCTCAACTACATCATACTTAATACCATTAATTTCAGTAGTTTTAATCGACTCACCATCTTCACTAGCAGTAAATTGCATATGACACTTAAGCTGGATAAAGTCTCCATCTTTAATCTTATTATCCTTTGATTCTTTAGACATGATATTACCTTTTTGATTGATTTAATAGTCTCTTTTGGATTCCAGGCACGAATAAAGCTTCTTCTGTACTAAATTGATTTGGTGCAAGAGTACCCTCTTTACGACCTTTTAAAGTTGCTTTTCTACCTTTAAGAAATTGGTTAGTATACCACTGTTTAGGATGTCTTACAAGTGGCATAGGATATTGTTTAATTAAATGCTTAATCTCACTGTCTCCAACTTTATTCGTAAACCAGAAGAATGGATCACGATATGCAGTATCACCTTGCATAGTCCAAAGACCACACTCAATAAACACAACTAAAGCAGTTTGCATATCTTCATCTAAATTTAGAGACTCGACATTTGATAATGATATATCAAGCATGAATCGAATAGCTTTATTACCACAAGTCATCATATCTGCATGAATACCAGCAAATCTACCTTCAATAATATTACGAGATGTATAGAGCATTACCTTATTAATGATAACTTTCTCAATACTTGTTAACTCAGTTCTTGGAAGATCATTTTCAGATATATGATACTTAGTAAGTGTATTAACTAGATTGACTACCATAGGTCGAAACAGATCATGGTTAATAAATAACCACAATCCCAACTCGGCTGTCTCAATAAATCGTTTTCTCTGATACTTAACATCAATATTATTACCTGTCTTATTTATCCATTTTGTAATATTACTGATACCATCTCCAGAAGATTCAAGATATTTGTGAATAGATTCAACAGTTCCACGTTTACCTAGCTTTGTTCGGAGTAACTTTACTCCAAATTTAGCTATCTTTTTTTCCCGATTTGCTTGTTGCACGTTCATTAGCTTTCACCGCTTCTTTAACAGCTTTCTTCGCTGCTTTGACATCTTCGGGATTTTCAAGATCAAAATCTTTTATGAACTTTTTCTCTTCAGCTTCTTTACCCTTTGAAAGACCTTTAGTATGTCCAGAAATTGATTTAACATCTTTATGATCTCCAAGTAATGAATCAAGAGCATGATACAAACGTACCAATGATGACACATACTCATCATACCAATGAGATAATTGTCCTGTATTTGTGCTAATAGTTTCGTTGATTATTCTTTGCTCATTTTCCATTGTTTTTGCTAACTGATTAATATCGTAGATTGGAATGAACAGTGCTTCTCCAACTTTTTGCATCAAAGGAGTCTTAATTTTTCCAGACTTCATATCAGCAAGTAGTTGTTTAGCTTGATACACTTGATTATGCATCTTTTGTTGTTGATTGATTAACTTTCCAACTGTATTAGAAATATTAACAGCTTCTTTCATCATTTGCACCTGTCCTGGTTGCAAAATTTGAACATCGAACTGTGCTGCAACATTCGGAATCTTAGTATCTTTTACCCTTTGTACTCTAGTTACTCCAGGTTTCTCAGCTTTTTTTACAGACGTTTTAGTAGTCTTTTTTCCTTTGTTTGATCTTTTACGGTTTCCTTCAGCCATATAAATTCCCACCTTTATATTTAAAGCTCATTATTTTTAATCTTATCTTTTAGTACTTCAAACTGTTCTTTGGTCATACGGACAGTATTATCATAATCGTCTTTTATTACGACTTCTTTATCTACTGTTACAGTCGGACAGCATCTTCCTGGTTTATGACATAATGTTACGGTTTTCATACTTCCACCTATTTTGTAAAGAATGCTTTCTCTACTAATGATCCATGCTCTTGCATCATTTGCCATACAGCAGGTCTAATAAAAGGTCTAAATGATCTCTTACCACTACCTGATACAACAGCTTTAGGAGAGTTTATAGTACCAACATTAATATAACGAGTTCCATACTCAATATAAATAGCATATGGTACTTCAATTCTAATCTGATATCGTGTATCACTTAACTTAGTTACATGGATTGAATTTTCTAAATGCTGTAAACCTTTGTGTCTACGTGTATGAGAAGCTCTAGTATCTCTTGGCGCATATTCCTTTATTAAATCAGCTATAGCCATTACAAGCTGTCTCATAAATAATGCTTGACGTTTCTTATCAAGAACATTGGTAAGTTCAGATGGAACACCATCAAAACCTTTAATCTCCACTCCCACCATCAGAATCCAACTCTTCTTTTAACTTTTTGATCTGAGACTTCTTCATCTCCAAATCAGCATATGCAGTAAGATATTCCTTAACTTGCGCTGGAGCTTGTTTTGGTGGAGTTTTAATATCATCAGCAGATTTATCAAACTTAATATATCCACGCTTAAGAATTTCTCTAGCTTCATCAATCTCAATAATTGGTGGATGATCCTTACCAAGCATCTTCTCTACAGCTAATGCTCGTTTTAGAAGCAGCTCTGCTTCCGCCATCTCATTAACATATGTTGGATTCCACTCAATATCATAGTCAAAGATATAACGTTTATCTTTAGTATCATGAGCAGAAAAGATACGTTGATATAGTTTATAAAGGAATGGATTATATACTAACTGTTGTACATCAGTAATATCTTTGTGATAATCTGAATATCCTGCTTCTGCACCAGTAACACGACCTACTTCAATTCCTTTAAGAATATGAGTTGGCATCACAAGAACAGCAGCAATAGCTAACATAATATAGTCATAGAATGGTGCTGGATCGATAGCTTCAGGAGTATGAATCTTAAACTCATAATCCATATCAGATGTAATTACATCAGGATGTAACTTCATAATCTTACGCATCTCTTTGCGTTCATCGGGATTAGCACCTTCTTTCTTCCACTCTCTAGTTCCATAGCTAAACCATTTAAGAATCTTACCAACTGCAATATCAATATCTGCATTTGAGCTAATAATATGACGTAGAATAATTATGTCAGAAATACCAAACATTGAAAATGGAAGCTGTTTCTCAGCAACGATCTCCAAACGATCAGGATGAATATAAACTTCTTTACCGCTAGAAGTAATATATAATAAATGCTTGACTCCTTTCCTCTTCCAGTATTGATTTTTATATACAAACTTTTTAACCTTCTCTGGATCAAGCATATAAACTTTAAAAGGTTCATAACTCTCTTTAGGAGCAGAGCTATGATTGATTTCTCTTGACTGAATCTCTTCAACGAATCTAATGTAAACAGGAGCATAACCATAGATATGATTACAAATTTTCATAGTTGCTAAGAATTTGAAGATATCATTACGTTTATTAAACGCATTGATCCAAACCTTCTCTCTTCCAGTAGGTTCTTTACCTTCTTTATTGATCGTATTACCAGCACGAAATGTATCCATTGATTTTTTCCAAACACCCTTGCAAAATAAAGGTGAAGTAAGTGCCATTCGTCTACAAAGTACAGCAGTCATAGAATGTCTCTTAATTCCATCATCAACTACTGGTTCATACTTATTAAGCTCAGAACCCCACTCATCAGGTTCTAACATGCTATCAACAGACTCAGATTTATCTACTGGATCGTCTTTAGCAATAGACCTACGAATGTACTTTGCCATGAAATTATCATACCGATCAATAACAGTCATTGAATTAACCCCATTTATTTACTCTATAGTAAATTACATCGAACCACGAATCCTTATGTAAAGGATCGAAGTCAGTTACTAAATAACGCAACGCATCAACAGCGTGGTCATTTTCTTTTCTTGGTTTATCAGTTCCATCTTCATAACGATAAGAAGGAATCTGTTTTCTCAAATTATGACATGACTTATCAATTAAGATCATGTTATGTTTAAATAATGTTTGTAATCTTGAAATTGTGAACGTTACATCATTGTTTGATAGTGATCTAATATCTCCATTGTTTCTACGACTACCGCAAGGAACTCCACGTTGGTAGCACTGCAATATTAAATCAGCAGCAGATGGATCAATGTATCCTTTGCGAAAATGATGCTGTGAGTGTAACTTTGCAATCATTTTAGATAATTCATGAGATGTTGTCTTTTTACTGTAGTATTCCTCTAATATTAGTAATCGATTATCATTTGTGACTCCACCTACAAGAATGCAGTATGGATCACGTAACCCCCAATCGACAGCTAATATTTTATACTTAACTGGAATATCTTTTACATCTTGAACATGAATCTTAGGATTATACTCTTTAAATATCTGTCCTGAAAACATTCCCCACTTACCGTCTAGGTAACGTAGAACCCAATCTCGATCCCACTTCAGCTCACAAGACCTTATGTAACCTTTATAATCTGGAAGTAAATAATTATCTCTAGTTGAAGTCTCAACGTATGCAAACTCTGGATTATACTTACTATGCCCTTCAGGTGGATAAAAGTTCTGATATAACCAGTGCAACTCACTACCAGGATTTGTAGTAAGCAGTCCAAACATATTTGATACGTTACCAGTACCAGAAATACGACCTATTAACTGGTCAAATACTTCCTCATCCATATCCACAGGTTCGTCAAGTCCAAAAAAGTCAAAAGTAATACTAGCATACTTACGTTGTTCTTTCTTGGTCTTACAAGACCTAAAAAGGACTCTTGATCCATTATAAAACTCTACTTCTAAACTTCCACTAGAATGCAATTCTTTTTTAGTAAGCTTTAACTTGATCCCTGCATCATCTAATTGTTTTTGATACAGCTTCAGTTCTTCTAAGAACAGATCAAATACAGCCGATTTTACCTGACTACTAACTTGCGACAGCAAGATACCCTTTGCTCCAGGGTGCTTTAAACAAGTCATAATTGAAGCATGAACTAAGAGTAATGTCTTACCAGCACGAAACGCACCGCTATAAAGTGTTGCTTTCTTATACTTAATAAGATCAAGCACTTCAAGCTGAGCTGGTAAAAAATCCCTTGGCATCTTTAGCTCAATCACTTTGTCATAGTTAGTCAAGTACCCACCACTATCCCGAGTTTGCTTCACTCGCCTTTATTCAATTATATTATATAGGCAAGGTAGAAATATATGTAATATAAGAGCAAATTTTATTTAACACTCGCTGATTAAACTCATTCCACCCCCTACCCCCTAAGTTGTTTTTTCAAAACTCATAAATAAAATTAGTAGTATATGATCTATATATAGGTGGTGGGGGGTTGAATGAGTTTAACCGTTTTGAAAAAACCGAAAGGTTTAAATAGTAGAAAAACTTTAATAGAAAGGTTTAAATACTATGAGTTACAAAGTATATAAGTATGTCGAAAATTATACTAAGTCAGATGGATTATTGGGAGAAACTCCAAAGTAGAGAGCTTGTATTTGCTGGAGTTGATCTGAAAACGAGTGATACTTTTGTTGAAGATATAGAGAATGGTATTACATATAAAGTTTTATTTAATATTGATACTATGAACTATGAGTTAGAAGAGGTTGAAGATTTTGCCGAGAATAACTAAAGGAACTGAGTTGGAAGCTAAACGTTTTATAGCTCAGTTGATTAGAGATCGTAAGGATGAGATAGCTGGTAGTGGTAATAAACCTAGTGTCGTAAAGATTCAGCGTATTATGAAGTCCGAAATAAGTGTTGAAATCTCACGACCAACAATTACTAAGTGGGTAACTGAAGAAGATTTGACTAAGTACTTAGAAATAAATACTTACGATAATAATAATCAAGTTAAAGAGTACGATGAGCTTATGCGTGTGGCAAAAACTATTTGGAATGATCCAAGTGTTAAACCATCGGATCGTGCTAAAGCTCAAAACTCATATCTACGAGCTAAAAAGCAGAAAGAAGATTTATTAATATCACTTGCTGAGCAAGAGCTAAAGCAGTATGAAGCAGAACAACCTAACTATTTAATAACATTTACACCAGGATCAGCTAAACGTAAATGTCCGAAGTGTGGACATGAATTTTACGACATGGGGAAGAAAAAAGATGATAAAAAAACTGAAGATAGCAATACTGAGTAGACTTCCAGTATCTAGGAAGAACTACGAGAGAAATATGCAGCATCTCATGCAGATCATAGATAATCAAAACGATTATTTTTTACTTGTTCGTCATGATGTATTTACTCTTGCTAACGCACTAAATGCTCATGCAAAACAACATGCTAGAAGCATTGAATCAATAAATAAGTTAAAAGATAAAAAACCACTAAATAATGATAAAAGGATGTATGGATAATGAAGAAAAAAGTAATACCAAATTATGTAATGTGTGAATTTCAGAAAAATCCACGAATAGGTAGAATTGAACTTGCTCGTAAGTGTAATATTCCTGAATCAGAAGCTCGTAATTACTGTTGGTTATACGGACAGATGAATAAGGGTATTAAGTACAAAGGAAGAGGTCTTGCTTTATACGATATTCACTTTCCAGAACACGATGAAGCAGCTATGGAAGTTGTTTTCGAGTTCATTAAGGATTTCAAACCTAATTGGATTATACTTGGTGGAGATCAGATGAACTTTGATACAATATCTGGATGGAACTATCGCAAACCTAAATTGGTTGAAGGTAAACGTTTAAATCGTGAGTATAGATCATTCCAAGAAAAAATCCTTGATCGATTAGAAGATGTACTTCCAAAAAAGTGTAAAAAATTCTTCATCGTTGGTAATCATGAGTATCGATTAGAAAGACTTATTGAACGTAATCCACAGTATGAAGGTTTCGTTGAACTTGAGAATAATCTAAAGCTAGATGATTGGATCATTATACCATTTAACGATGTGTTTAATATTGGAGATATGCACTTCACTCATGGATGGTACTACAACGTTCATTACGCTAAAAAGACAGTGCTAGAAGCTCAGAAGATGATATTTGTTGGTCATGTTCACAAACCACAAGTTCACACTGCTGCTAGTCCTGCATATGCTCTACCTAAACAATGTGTTGGTCTAGGGTGTCTTTGCAATCGTAATCCAGATTATCTTGAGGATAAACCTAATGCATGGGTACATCAGTTCTTATTCTGGTATATGTTTGACGATGGCACTTTCACATATTATACTCCAACTATTATTAATGGTAGATGTATAATTAATGGGAAGGTGTACGATGGAAACAAAGAATTGTAGTATTTGTGAATCACCATTTACTCCAAATAGTAATTCCCAAAAGTATTGTGATGTTTGTAAACCACCATCTAATGCTAGAGATAAATGGAAATATGACTACTGGTCATTTATTATGTCTCTTACATGTGATGAAATTCGTGCTTTAGTTACAGTAAAAAAGAATGAATGTAAATGTGTAGATAAAGATACTAAGATAACAAGAACATGTATTAAACTATTAACCGATGCTTA